TGAACGCCAATTTTATGGTGAGCTTAGTCTGCCCGGCTTCCCATGTTTTCCATTGGTCGGTATCATGCTTGTGAACTTTGAAATCAAAAGTAACTTCAGTCATTCCGTCCGACAACGGCTCTGCACGACTCAAACCGCCGTTACTTGTTCCCGTTGGAACGTTATCGTCAGCGATACCGAAATTCCCCTTCAGGCTAAACTCAGTGATGCCGATCAATGCAAGTGCACCGCCAACCTCACCGATTGAGAACGCGCCTTGGTGCATCTTATAAGTGCTTTCAAAAGTATCAGCAGTTTTTGTCCAGCTATCGGTTCCAGTTTTTGCAGCATCGCGAGATACGATCTCACCAGTTCCACCATACTTAAATGATAGCGGTTGTTTTTGTGTTCCAGAAATATCGAATGTTCCGAGTTTCACATTCTTAATGTTTACCGTACTTGGGCCCATGTCTCCTGCAAATCGCATACATGGATTAATTCTATCTGTTGCAAGATATCCACTTGGAACAAGTGCGGCCTCAGCGGTCGTATATGCGCGCTGATCCTTTCCGTTTTGATTGTCAAGCATTACTAAACGAACAAAATTTGTAGCATCCCCGGAGTCCTTAGGGCCGTCCAGTGCGTCCCATCCAAAGGCACCGACAATTTCGCTCTCTTGACCTGCTGGATATAATTTTCCCTCGCCTTCAATTGACGGCAAGATTGCCACAGTCTCTTGAAAGTTTCCCGTCTGAGTTCCATTGATAGAGTCATCGACGACAACTTCTGCTGGATCGCTGATTCTGATTTTTGTGAAAGTTAAATCACCAGCTCCGAGCGTAACGTCGTTAGCTCCGCCGTATAAATCAGCGGAAACGGTTCCCGTTTGTTTCTGCATCTTTCGAGCAGCTTTAATCGCAAAATCTTGTGTACGTGCCATTTATCGTTCCTCCTCAAAGGATAATGTAAAGTTTATGAATGCACTGAAAACGCTTGATTCGTCCCCAGTTGTTTGCGGTGACATTGGACGACTTAACTCAACTGGAGCCTCACTTGAAAGCCAACAATCGGACGAGGTGATCCCTTCAGACTGTCTTTTCTCAATCGCATAAACGATCTGTCTAAGTGCCGTCATATAATCTTGATCTAACTGAGAATTTGCAAGAGTGCCAACCGTTGCAGCGTCATCGCACCGATACCATAAAGTAATCTTTACTTCAAGATCTATTTCAGTGACCGTTGTTGACTGCTGCGTGATCCTTGGCGTGTCTGCATAGATCCAAAGCTCTGGTAGACCACCTTTGAAAATAACTGTGTCCTGTGTCGTCTCAGCGTATGATCTTGTGATCAAACTCAAATTCAGATTAGGCCCGGTAATCGAAGCAATCGCAGAATCAATATCTGCAAGAACCAATGCCGCTTTGCTGCTCATGATGTGGCCCTCAATTGTTTTCTCAAACCGAGCTGAACAAATTTTTTCCAGTTTCTAGAAATCAAACTTGCACCTTTTTCAATCGGACGGCGACGGTTTGAACCATAAGCGTCCGAGCGAAGAGCGCGAGCACTTCGCCCAGAAACCTGAATTTCAATTCCATCACTATTCAAAGAAACTTTCATATCAGGTGAGTCATTTCTTCCGATCCATCCCGTCCCGATTTTGGCAAATTTTAATACTGAAAAGGCCTTTATTAGCAGTCCCTCGCGGGTAACGAACTTACCCTTCTTATACTGCAACAAACCTTTTTTTGATTTTATATTCGCACCTGGCAGGTTTTTAAATGGATTCTTACTTAGCTGGCCAACGTCCATAAAGTATCTAGACCGAATCTGAGAAAACATCAAATTAACGAAGTCAGCATGACCATCAGCAACACCAGATTTAAACCTTTCGGCATCCTCTAATATTTTCTTCGCGATTCTAGGCGCGTTTGTGGTCATCGAGACTTGCATTATTTTTTCTTTTCAAACTTTATTGGCTCAATAATTGGCTCAGCTTCGGCTAAAACCTTGGATTTTTTGCGCTTCGTATATGTTTCATAAATGAAAACTTCATCATATGAACCACAATTTGAGCCCGCAAGTTCTTTAAACTTTTTGCGAATTGAGGGAACAGCGGAACCGCTGGCGATTAGCTCACCTTTGTCACCTTTGTACCCGATTAGAGCGATCTTTCTCATCATTTCCCCCGGTGGGTTTGTGTAAAAATTCAGTAGAACGAAGTGACAGGTTTCCCCGCCACTCCATTAAATCAGTTATGGTGCGACACTGATCAAACGCTTGAGGGATGCGGTGTTTCCTGCAGCGAATCCACCCCAACACTCGGCACTCATGAAGTAATTCCCGGTTACACGGCTCTGATGAGCACGGAACCCGAGAGTAAATCCTGTGTATGGGTCGGTCGAAGTGGTAAACATCACATCGTCAGGAAGTGCTGGTGTTTCAACGACCTGAGCGCCAACGATACCCTGGCCAGTCGTAACGAAACCAACCAAATTTTCAGCATTTCCAGGTATGATATTCGAGGAAATGATCGAATCAAATCCACGTGTATTAGGCAAAAGTGCGTTTCGTGCAGGACCATCAGTCCCAAACGCTCCAACTCCGTTTACCTGCGCATCTTTCAAAATACCATCATAATAAGTACCGCCCAAGACGGCAATCAGTCCCGTTTCTTGACCTGTAGCATCAACTAACGCACGACGGCAGTCAACTAAATCGTCGGCATCAAAAGTTGAAGCGACACCAGTGAAACAAGGTGCTCCATAAGTTGCAGCCAAAATCAAGGCCATCATATCCTTCGACATTGCGCTGGCATTACCACGTGCAAGCTCTGTCCAGATTTTTTGGAGAGAATCATCGGATAGGCGCAACCATTGTGCTGGAGTAAGTTCCGCAGTTTTCAGATAATGTTTGTTGATTGTAATCGGCTTGAAACTATGGGCTTCACCATTGTCAGTTTCGTAGTTATTGTTGATTTTATGATACGCGGTCGCGTCTGCGCCCTTTGTAATGAACGGAACTTGAACGGTATCACCCGAAACAACCCCTTCAGCCGTCTTTACTTCAAACGCCATCGCGCTATAAGGGATTAACTGATCCTTAATAGTATCGAGTGCGGTATCGGCATTAATTTTAATATCCATGTTTGCAAATGAGCTAGCCATTAGTGGCCTCCGTTTTTGGTATTGTGTGTTTTTTCTTCTTGACGTAATCGCTGAATCTCAGATTTATTATCACTGAGATACCGTGCGCGAGTCTTTCCGTCATCAATACTACGGTAAATTTCAAGTTTGTTTTGTGTTCTGTCTGATTCGTCAACGTTTACCGATGACTTTCCACTTCTAAATTCTGCTAAAATGTTTCCAGTATCAACCGTATTTGCTTCTAGTTTCGCTTTCATGTCCTGTGCGATTTCGATCAAACCATCTTGCAAAGTAACGTTTCTTTCAATCAGTCCCAGAATCAATTCTGACTGTGAAGAGTGCGCAACCTTGCGGAATTCAGCGACCATGTTTAATACAGGCTCGGGTTCCACAACTGGCTCCACAACTGGCTCCACGACTGGTTCCACAACTGGTTCCACAACTGGATCCACAACTGGTTCCACTACGGGTTCCACTACGGGATCCACAACGGGTTCCACTACGGGTTCCACGACTGGTTCCACTACGGGTTCCACTACGGGTTCCACTACGGGTTCAGCTTCTGCTGCTGCTACGGGTTCAACTGGTGCACCCGCCCAATCAGGGACGTTTGTATACCCCATTTTCGACAAATCCATTACTGCTGCAAGTTTCAATCCTTCGTCGATGCTATCTGCAAAACCCATGGAAACGGCCTCCGATGCTGTCATCCATGTAGTCGCATCCATCAGGGCTCGAACTTCCTCGTCAGACTTCCCTGTTTTTGCAGAATATAACGCGGCAATTTCACCTGTTAATTTATCCATTAACCCGGCCTCTTTAATCATTTCATGATGGTCACCAACGGCGACCGACCACACGTTATGTATCATCATGGTCGCACCCTGCGCCATTACTACCTCGTCAGCAACTAACGCAATTACAGATCCCATGCTTGCAGCTAGTCCTTCGACTCGAGCGACAACTTTAACGCCTAGCCCCTTCAATGCACGCAAACGATTTGCGATTGCCCAGCCAGTGAACACGTCTCCACCTGGTGAATTTACGATTACATCGAGCTGATCGCCTTGCTGTAAATCCATGGATGCGATGTCGTTATAAATTCCACGAACACCAACGCCATAATATTCGTCAATGACGTCATTAATTAGCAGAGTTTTCATCTTCTAGCTCCTCTTTTATGATTTCTTTTTTTTCAGCGGGTGCAATTATTACCCCAAATTCTTCCTGAAGTAACTTGTCCTGCTGATTTATTTCTAACAATTGTCTATAAGTCATACCCAAACGCTCCATGACAATCAAACTATGCGATGTCGTTCCGTTCGCCAAGCGAGTATCGTCAGCGGTTGCCGATTTTGTTGGGTCAATATCAGGCCTAGGCGCACCAATCCAACCCGTCACGCTCATATCTGCGGCGGTGGGTACGATACCCTGAATTAATAATCCCTCGAAAATAACCGAGCGACGAATCATGTCCAAAGCTTTCGAAATAGTTTCAGTCCAGCGGTCTAACTTTCTGAAAAACTTATCGAAACTCAATTTTCCAGAGCTAAAATTAATTCCCAAAAACCGACTGACTAAAATTTCCATGGGGATGCCAACGCCAGCACAAAAATTCCTGATGGCTGCATCTTGTAGGGCAACCATGTCAACATTACCCGAATGATTAATTACCTTCAGGTCGCCATCATCGACTGGTAATGTCGTGATCGATCCGTCTGGGATCGCGCCTTGTTTCGCAAGTGATCCGTTGGCCCCTATGATTTCTCTTGGTGTTCCGTCGTCATTCGTGCGCGCTAGTGCTGCGTTTACAGCGGTTGGGCGGCCTGTAGTCATCACCATACCAAGCAAATTTTTTGTGATACCGCCACGAACTCCGCTTGTCGCGAGCTGCGCAATATCTTCCAGCTCTGCCATCACCGCGATGAACATGGAAAGACCACGACTGGATCTGATCATCCCTAAATCGGGGTTACGCAATAAAACAGCGACTTCGTGTCCCTGCTCATCGTATCGACTTATGAATTCATATGCGCTAGAATCCTGTGATGTGTCGGTATCGTCAGCGATGCGAACCCAGTAACCTTTTTCGCGACCTTCAGAATCATATTTAACTCCAAGTTTTAAACTCTTGTCGTTCTTTTTGTCCGATGGTGTCTCTACTAGTGAGCCGTCTATCAACTGTACGCGGGTCTGAATACCCTTCTTTTTGTCGTCAATTACTGTTCGAATCAAAATATCACCAGAAACACAACCGCTTACAATCCGTCTCTGTACGTCAGTCCAGCGATCTACTCCAGCAATATCAACGTATCCACTGGACCAACCTGTAAATATTTTCTGTGATCTGTCAGGCATACCAAACGGTTTCATTCCACCGCGTGAACATAAAAAATCCTGCATCGTTTCATACGTTGCAGAACTTAACCAGTTATTTCTTTGTAAACTTTTTACACGGGCCTGAACTTTTGCCCATGTTTGAAACTGTTCCAGCAGGTAATCTTCAGATAACCTGGCCGCTGGTGGGGTTCGTTTCATCGGGTTCTGCAACCCGGCATTGTAAGCGGACGAATTCAATATTCGTTCCCTCCGCACATCTTAATAGAACCAAAACCACCAGAAAGCGCGGCGGTGTCAGAATCCGCTTCGCGCTTCGCTTTTAAAAAATTATTCAGTGTGTCGTAAGTTACACTCGAACCGTCTTTATGCGTGGTGCTTGTTACCCGAAGATCTCCCGCCTGAACGTTATCGTCAGTAAGGTAATCCCCAAGTTTTGTCGATAATGGTGTGGCCATTCATTAAAAATACTACATCCTCTCTTGTTGAAACCCTTCGTTGTGATTGTTGTAAAAGTTGTCTGGATTATCTCGTCTACTTCCGCTTTCGGTTTGCTTTGGTCTGCTCTCCTCCTGTTTGTCAAGTCTGGTCAGCCCAAGGTATCGACCACACAATTCGCCATTGGCAAGCGCATCTCTTAAGTGATCCCGTGAATGACTTGATCTCTTGGTCCACTCAACAACCAACCGTCCTTTTACAATTTTTTCACGACGAACAACGGCCTTTAAATGTTCGAATATTCTCGACCCTTCGTCCGAAGCGAATTCAATAGAGCCGGCATCTCCGATTTCTTTTTCTAATCGAATCTGCAAAACTTCCTGAAGCTGATGAGTCTGATGATTCAAACATTCAAGTCCTCTAAACCTTCCCTTATGTTCGTTCTCTGGGTCTGCTTTCGACTTTGTCCAAAGCCGATTACCAGTACCCTTACCAAATACCGGCATCCATTCAGGGTTATTTCTGCAAAATTCATACACGTCCTCAGTATTGTATCGTGCATCAATGCAGCCGCCTACAAATATTGGGTGTCGAATTGCTCCCTCTCCTAAAAATTTAAAGTGCTCCATAAGGCAAGCCTTCCGCATATTCTCCAAAATATCTGCGTTGCCAGTGGTGTCGTGCCCGTGATGACTGACCAACTTTACCGACCAAAAACAAACAGCACGATTTTCAGAACCCCAGCCAGTGAGAGTTAACCATACCTCGCCCTTACCAACATCTGCACCGCCTGTAACGAACTGAACCCAATGCGGGATCTGCTGCAACTCCCTAGAAAACTCGCCCTTCAGTCGGTCATAATTAATCTGAATGCCTCTTATTTCCATGTCCCTCGGCTCTGCGCACCATGAATTCCAGAAATCCCGAAGCTTCGACTCGTCATCCTTTACGGTCAAATATTTTGCAATCACTTCTGAATATGTTTTCCATTTCGTTTCCCATCGTCTGATATGAAAACCAACAACGGATTCAGGTTTTTCAGGATCTAAACATTTTACCCGCTGTCTATTGTTCACAATATCCCAATGGTCAGCGTCGGTTATCTTGCCTGAGCAAGCCGGACACTCGATCCAACCCAACTTATCATCCATGATTTTTTCAGGGTGCACCCCGTCAGGCCATTTGAAGTGATCAGGGAACCGAGACCAAAACCAGTCGTCACAATGTGGGCACTGCATTTCCAAAATGTGCCGACGCGATTCATTATACCGGTGATAAATCCCTTGCTCACTTACGAGCTTCGGTGTGCTGCTCAAAATCATTTTCGGATTACGCGCCGTTGTCAATCGATTCTCCATCAGCTCAACCGGGTCTGTGTCCCATCGCTCGCACTCGTCCAGCTCGTCGGCAATCACCCAACGGGCTGGCATTTCTGCAAGCGAATCGGGTGAGCTCATAAGCGCAACCCAAATATATGCGCCTGACTCAAACCGAAGCACCATCCCCTCACGCCTTCCCCATGCGCAGCTCGATCGTTCGTAACTCGGTACCATTCGCGTCTTAGGTAGCTTCTGCTGTAGTTTCATTGTAGGCAGTGCATAAAGTCCAGTCCACCCCTTCGCACCTGCGAAGTACGCACTCGAAGCCAAAAGAATAACGGTTTTTCCACTCTGCGACGAACAGCATAAAATTATACATCTAGTCCCTGGACGTTGAATGTAATCCATGATAACAGGAACGTGAGCGTACCCATCCCACGTCAATTTACCGCCGTCCACCCCTTCAGACTGAGGCAATCGAAAGTTCTTTATAGTCCAGTCGCTCATTCTTAGGTTCAGGTCTGCAAGTAAAATTTCACGAGCTATTCGATTTACATGACTTTGATAATCGCCATCGTGCACCTCGTGACCAACCCCGTCATTTTCCTCGTATCCATTCCGACGGATTCTTTCGTAATGCGCAACACATAGACCTCTCGAGTACGCCGGTTTCTCACATCCAGGGTCTGCACACTGCTTACCTTTATTCAGATTGCGTTTGAGATTCATTCTCATCTCCTAATTCTTCCAGTGCAATAACACACTTTGAAGTCATTCGTCGATTCCATTCCATGAGAACAGAACGGATTTGCTCTGCCTTCAGGCCTTCTAATTCTGTTGGCAATTCCTCGACCATCTCAGACACTACATCGACGACTCTGGTTAGGCTTTCTCGAATCACAGAATCAGCCTCCGCTTTCTCAACCAAGACCCCTGCAGCAAGTGCATTCGATCTCTGAAGTCTGACGGCGTTTTGTCTAAAAACTTCTGCACTCATTATCGTCTTGTCATCGTCGTCCAATTCGCCAAACGGCTTTTCCCAAACGTTCAATCTATCAACACTAATTCCAGTCTCTCCACCATCTGCCAACATCGATGTAGTTTTTTGGTGGGATAGGA